TATTAGTATCTTCATAGCGCAGACTTTATTCTTTCAAGTTCCTCATCTGTTAAATAGTGATGAGAAGGTAGATGAACAGTAGAAGCACAGAAATCTACAGTTTTTGGACAATTATCCTTTTCAGGATTAAGCCACGGTAGCAAATGAAGAGGTTCTTTGAAAAATGTTCGAGCAAGACACTTTACAGAATTAAGTTTTTTAATCACCTCTTCAACTTCAAAGGAAGGTACACTCATTGTATATCTCTCCCAAACATAATTTTCTCCAGGTATATTTCCATAGGGAAGATTGTCTTTATACCAAGTAGCAATCTGTCTTCGACGCTCTCTATACTGGTTTTGCTCAAACAATTCAATTTCTTTTAAGAGTACAGCACACGATGTCATGTCCATATATGATTTTGTACCTGCACAATGTATTGCCTTATCACGCCCTCTGCCATGAGCTGAAATTTCATAGATTCGTTCAGCAATTTCATCTGAGTTAGTACAAATAGCACCTCCAGAACCGAGCGTTCCTGGATACTTTGTAAAGTCAAAAGAAAAACATGCAGTAGAACTCATAGAACCAGGGACGTATGAGTACGGCTCTCCCATATAAAATGCAGGAGCTGCATCTTCAATAATATGAGTTCCGTAGGTTTCGCAGATATCTACTATTTGGTCAACTCGTGCAACTGTACCAAAATTATGAACTATGACCACTGCCGCAGCTTGCGTTGTTTTAATTAAGGTTTCAAGTTGATTTAAATCTATATTGCCTGTTGCATCTATATCACAGAAACGTATACGCCGATTCATAAATACAACTGCATTAGCAAATGCTCGCCAACCATAAGATGGGACGATCACTGTGTCATTAGGTTTTGTGAGAGCGGCAATTGAAATTTGGAGAGCATCTGTACAGCAGTCTGTAAATTGCCAGTGAGTAACACCGCTCAGTTCAGTACATTTATTAGCTAGTGCGAGTTGTACTCCTCGCATTTCTCTACCATCTTCAGTTTGATAAGGATCTTCCATATTATCTGAAATAGCACGAAGATAATCTATTCGATGACGTTCTATTCTTCGTTTGTGAGGTATGAAGGCAACAGCCTTGGGCATTTAGGAGATTCCCATAATTCCTTTGATCCAAGTGATAACTTGCGAATTATCTAGTTTGAAATTTCTTATCTGCACTTTAAAATCATCTTTTAGTACTAGCATAGCGGGTAGACGGTTTGCACGGGACTGCTTAGAGTGTCTCTTAAGTCTAGGATCATTTTGATTAGCTTCCTCAACTACAAGGTCAGGAATTGCTTCTTCTATTGCTTTTCTCTGATTTTTCATGTATTGTACTTGTGTTGGTTGAGATTCATCCGCAAATAACACTATTTTATATGTTGGCATCTAATTTTTCCTTTAGTTCATCTACATCAGACCTTAGCATAGTTAGTTCATTGCGAAGGTCAGTAATTTCTTGGTGAAGATAGCGAATATCTCCTCCAAGATCGTTAGCAACCTCGTTTATAGTAGATTGCATTTCTCTCATTTCCATCTTAAGTGTTTTTTCATTTACATACATAGCAATACTGTATCAATAATTATATGACAAGTCAACAACTTTCACATTTTAACCTAATCTTTGCCTTGCTATTTGGCAAAATTTTATATAAAATACATTATAACAATAAAAAGGGACTACTATGCACAAAAGACCAACCCTCTCAGAAGCTAAATCATTTCTCAATCAACATGCCCCCGACATTATGCAAGAGTATACAGATCTATTTTATACTCATGGCGAGTTCTTTGCAGCTCGATTTGTTGTAGACATTGTTGATCATTATAACCATTTAAATAACGTAACGGAGACTGTTAAATATGGCACGCGCTAAACCCGTACCCTTTGGAACTAATGTAGGCTATTCAGACTGGTCAGTGAGACGTACAATTCATGAAGCAGAAAATGTAGCTCGTTGGAATCCTTGGTTAGCTCATGAATGGATGGAACAAGCTCATAATCGATTAGACATCTATTCAGCTCCTTTTCATGATCAATATAATCGTGCAGTGCATCGTATTAATGCTTACTGGCGGTCAATTACTTCAAACTACTATTATTCTCAGAAAGAGTTCTGGAGCAAAGGAAAATTTTCGCTACCGCCTAAGATGTTAGAACCGCTTTATGATGAGTAGTTATTATAATATTTTTTGAATTGCACTTACCCATAAACCATGCTATTAATAAAGGTATAAAAAATGTATTTTAAGCTTGTGTCGAAGAACGCATATCGTGATTTAGTTAGAAACGCACGTCGCATTAGCATCTCACAGTTGAGTGATAGCGAGAAAAGCGAAGCTTTTCAAGAGCTGTTCACACTATTAGAGAAAAGACTCGATGAGTCAACACGTTCACTTAATGTTGAGGCAGCTTATGCACAGCGTTGTCAGCATTGGAACCAGCGTGATTTAGCTCAACTCCAGCCGATTAAAAGCTGTCGCAATCCTTGGCTCAATTTCAAACGTGAGTTTGTTTTAGCACTACGCTCGCAGAGCGTCTGCCGTGATGTAGGAGTTGCACTAGCTTGGTTCTATCAACACCCACATCGTGATGATTGGGTCGCCTCATAAGTCCACGCAAAGCGTGTGCCTCAAATCTGCGACCGTAGGGAGCTAGCCCATGCAGCTATCTGAAGCTTCAGGATTAGTCTGGAAAATTATCCAAGGAATGCCTATTGAAGTGTTTGATGATGATTCTGGAGAAATCTGGGAAAACGATACTTGGGAACTTGTAAGATCTCGCACTGAAGGAGACTTTACAGGTTCTCGCATCATTGGTTCAGCTAATTTAGTCACCGCCCTTAATATTCTTCATCAAAAACTAATTATCAAAAGTGCTGTAAATAATCAGTATGTACCTTCTGGCGACCAAAGCTTAGAACTATTTTCAGAAGTTATGAGCAGTCTTCAGCAACAAAAACTTATCCGTAAACGTCCTGAAAAAGTAAGAGAAACTTTTAAAATCGTATAATGATAAATCTTGTATATGAACATGAATGGAAACCTAATATCTGGTTTCCTAATCTTACTGGTCATCTTGAAACTGATATTCACTATTGTCATAAATATAAAAGACAAATTCCGTGGATGTTTCAGTTTTTTCTCCCTGACATTCGTATAATCTCACCTGATGAAATTGATACAGTTGATTCATTTATATATCCTGTGTTAATGCAAGAACCTTACCTTCAAATCAGAACTCTTATCAATAACCCTCATGAAGACTTTGGTTTTTGGTCGTATATAGATGAGCGTGTAGTTAATTCTTTAAAGCGGGGAAAAGGACGGGTAATAATTGATGCCTCTATGGAGCCTCCTAATCGTTATGATATTGAACAGCTTATAGCATCTTTAGATGATTGCACTCAAGTTCCTAACGATAGATTACATCTGAATATTAGTGATCAACGATTTGTAGATCATAATCGAATTCATTGTTTTCCTAGTTTTTTAGAACTTCATTTCTGTGCTAGGCATATGTATGACCCTCATAATACTTTTATTTTAGAGAATAAAGGTAAGGATAAACATTTGAGATTCAATATTCCTCTAGATTATGAAAGTCCTAATATTCCAGAAATTGAAGAATATCACTTTGATTACCCTAGAAAAAGATTTTTATTACTTAATAAGCGTACAGATAAACATATTGGCGCTGTACTCATTAATACTTTATTGGAGCAAAATGATTTATTAAAAAAAGGTTTAGTAAGTGTTGACTTTCAAGGAGAGTTTCTTCCTGAGACATATGAAGCTCTACAAGATGATTGTAATGATTCACGACTAAAAGATTTAAATATTGAACCGCTTACTTCTGGTAAACATCATACTACAGATGATTTTTTAATTATTTCTAAAGCAATGGATGCGATAGATTTTAACTTAGTTATAGAAGCATATTTTTCGGATAATGTTATAGATTGGCCTTTAATAACTGAAAAAATATGGCGAAATATAGCTTGTAAAAAGCCCTTTGTTGTTATTGGACAAAAAGACACACTTAAATGGTTCAATCAACTGGGTTATCAGTCATTTCATCCAATGATTAATGAAACTTACGATCAAACTTCTAGTGACTATGAACGTTTTATGAGAGCTTTTATTGAGGCTAAAAAAGTAATTGAATCAAGTAGTTCTGAAATGAAGTCGTTATTAAATGACTGTGAGCCTATATTTTTACATAATCAAAAAAACTTTGAAAATAGAGTGCTAGACTTGAGGGAGTTTTTGGATGAAAAAGTATGATAAAAGTAAATTCTTTAACATAACTGAGTTTACAGACTACAAATTAAACTATTGGGCAGTTCCTAAATGTGGTTGTACGGCTGTAAAAGCTGCACTTGCAAAGCAAAAAATATTTGATGAGTCTTCTACTGATTACTACTACATACATCACAACTTAAACTTGACTTACATAACACCGAGTTATGCAGAAGTTAACGGTAACTTTAATATTTCAGTTGTTCGCTCTCCTTATCGCAGGTTGTTAGCCTTATATAAACATTTTGCTCTCCGGGACACTGAACGCTGTTTAGAATTAGATCCTAATATAAACTTATCTAGAGTTCATAATCTAAATTATTTTTTACATTATTTACTCGATGAGCGTGATTTAGAAGACTGTAATCACCATTTTCAACCCATTTATCGCTTCTTATGTTCTGATAATTTTATTATAATACCTAAATTAATATATGACTTTGACGAAGATTTATTTAGCCTAACACATTTGTTAAAAGCTCATGGTTGTACATTAGAAAGAGCTAATGTTTCTAACATGGAAATATCTCTCAGTCGTAGTCAAAAAAGTTTAATAGCAGATCGCTATTATACAGACTTCAACCTTTTTAACTTTGAGGAATAAAATGGAACCAGCACTAAAACAAGAAGTACGTAAAGAAATTTCACGCATCGTAGACTTGATGATTCAAGCGGAATCAATTCGAGAATCTATTGCAGAGCTAAAAAAGGATATTAAAACTGAGTATGGCTTACCTGTCGCTACTATCACTAAAGTAGCTACTATTGTTCGCAAAAATTCTCTCGAAGAAGAAGAGGAAAAATGGGATGAAATTAAAGAGTGGGTAGATGCCTGCTCGTGATGCATCAGGGCATTATACTCCCCCTATCAAAACTCATACTACTATCTACGTAACTGGCGATTCTTGGTCTGCAGGAGAGTGGGATAAATCTAAAGGCGATGACATAAACTTTCATGCGAGAGACCACTCGTTTTCAAGGTATTTATCTTATACAGATAAATATAAGATTATACATTGTCCTTTTCCTGGTTGGGGTGACATAGTTGCCCTAGACCATCTTAAGATGAGACATGATTTAGATGAGATTGATTACATCATTTTTGTTAAAACTTGTGCTACGAGAAGTTTTGTGAACTTTAAGAAAGATGCAAATCCAGAGCTATATGGAGATCCACATATCTTTCGCAAGATTAGCTTTATTAATAACTATATTTATAGAAACCTAAAAAAATATAAAGATAAGTTAATCTTAGTAGGAGGTATTGAACGTATCAGAGATAACTTTGAATGTTTTTATAAAATTCCTAGCATCACAGAATTTCTTTATCCTGATTTTAAAGATTCAGAGTATTTTGGAGATATAAAATACTTGGAGCAATTTATTGAAGAGGATAAAGTGGGTGTAGACGCCCTTTTAACTCACTCAATAGGTAAAATTAAATTTTGGAATGATAATCCAGATATGTTTTACCCTGACGGCGCACACCCTAACAGGTACGCACATAAGCTTTTAGCAGACCATATTGACGATCTTCTTAGCAAGCGTTAAATGACTTCTAGCGCCTGCATGAGATTTATCAGGGGCAAAGTCCTTATGTTTTTCAAAATCAAGATGAAAGTCTACATAGTCGTCTGTAAGTTCTGATAAGTAAGGTTGAAGATGTGGAAAACAACAATGATGTATAATAGGTATATTAGCTCTTTGGCACAGCAAAATTTGTTTAGATACTGCTCCACTCCATAACCTTCTTACTAACTCTTCATCCGAGTAATATAACATTCCAGCTGCGTGCCACGCGGCTTGGTGCTTTTTATCTTCTGACCTACGATTAGCTAAAATTTGTTCAGAGAGTATCCAGTTTCTATAGTACTTTTCATTTTTAAGCACGTGATTTGCGACTATGAATCCTTGAGTTATGTTGTTTCTTACATCCCATACTTGCCACCTATATTCGCTTGTATGGCCGACTACAATCAAATCAGGTTTTAACTTGACAGCTTCCTCAACTTGTGCTGTAATAAGGTATTCAGATGCACCACTTTGAGAAAGATTAGTTAATTTATCAGATTTTAATAACTTTTGAAGTTGGTAAGGATATGCTTGAGAACTATTCTCAAGGCCTTCGCCTTTTGTAAAACTATCTCCGCAGGTTACTATGTACATTAATAATGAAATCTTTGTTATGGGTAATTCTTGGTCTATGCAAAATGATGAGGCC